TTTTTGTCAAGTTTGCCCCGCTTTTCCAAGAGAAGCTGCTGTAAAGGTCGATTTAATCTAAGTTTACGTGTAAACAATCTGTAAATAAGTGTAAGGTTAGATTGCCCGTAGATTTTATAAGTCGTTGATATATAAGAGATGTTGCGGTGCACAATCTAACAATCTACGGTTTTAGAATTAATGTGACACTCCAAGAGATGAATCCCCACTTTAACAGTAGGGTCAATATTGATTTCTCCACATGAAGCTTGTTAAAAAAACGTAGATTATGTAGATTGTTAGATTATTTATTAAGACTATTTCTGTGGCATATTGGCGCAATCCCTTGATTTCATTGGACATTTCATGGAACCTTACGTGTCAAGTTTGTAAGGTTAGATAGGGTAGATTCTCAAATAAGTGTCAACAAGCGCCGTAGATCACGTAGATTGTGTCAGGTTAGCCTTAAATGTCAAGTATCAAGCAGCTTTACACCGTTACTTTACACTGTGTTGAAAGGTGAGCTGTCAAGTTTGATACCTTACAGTTTAAACGCGTGATGTAAAGCGGCGCTGAAAGGGCGAGCCGTGACCCCCCGACGTATAGGTAGTTAAAGCTTGTGAAAACAATGACCTTACACGCGCAATGCAGGATCAACAGGCAAAAGAAAACCCACCTTGCGGTGGGCTCTTGGTTACAGGGACATCACTAGCACTAACAACAGGTAGATCACTGGTGCTGCAACGAGTGCACCCAGTACTGCTTTGGTATTGTCGCTCATTTGAAGCTCCTTAGTGGGGCGCTGTCACCGCCCCGTTGGTTTACACAGTTATCCGTACAAAACTTGGTGTGTTCCGTAGACTTTTACTCAATCTAGATGTCATTTCAAAACCGTGGCATACTTCACAGAATGACTCGTAGTCTATGTTGTATGCCTTGCAGACATTTAGGAACTCAGGGATCATTATATCTCCGGCTAGGAAGATAGGTAGATCCGAACCTGCCCTATACACGTGGCAGGGTACTACGTAGAACCTTTCCATCTCGTGCTCCAGTGGGTTAGAGAACCAACCCGGCTTTCACCGGGTTGGGTATTGCTTAGGCTAACTTCACTACTTTACTGCCGGCTTTCCCGCCACCTTCGCGCTTAGGTAACACTGCGATGTAGGGGTTACCGTAACGGTTTGCCAGTAAGACTGGCTCAGTGCCACCTTCAGGGATATACAGTGAGTACTTGTTAATCGGGTAACCGTCACCCTTTTTAGTACTCATTGCAAGGTGCTTCATCTTGCTGTAGCACTCGGCTGCGTTTGCTGCCGTGAACTTACCTTCGGGATCTTTCTTGAGAGCGATCTCACCCTTGGTATTGAGAACGATGGACACCGCACCTTCAAAAGTCTTTGCAGACATGGTATTTCCTTTACAAGTTGTTAAAGAGCGAGAGCGATTCGCATCTCGCTCTGTCGGTGCCGTTGCTCCGACAAATTCAGACTATCAAAAGGTTACAGGGATGTCAAGTTAGCAGGGGAAACGAGGGTTTACCCGTACAGGTAGGCTGGCTGGCTGGCAGGCAGACGGACGGACAGGGGGGGCACATGGACTGGCAAAGCGATGACCGCCCCCAGTAGTAGTAAACCTCGTAATCTACAACCTGCAAAACCAAACATTAAAGATTCCTTAGCCCCCCCTTTTTGCACGCCCACAAAAATTCCAACCCCCAAAAAAGTACGTGTATAGTTATCTCAAGCACTGCCTATTGACACGCGTGTAGGACACCTATATATTCCGCATATGGACAATCTGCCCCTAAATCACACCAAGTGGAATGACCGACTCGCTTTCGATGTGGCGCTTACGCTCGAAGGCACCGGTGAAACGCTCCAAGAAATTATGGCGCGCCATAACATTTCCGCCAGTGATATGTTGATGTTCAAAGCTGATCCGGTCTTCCTCAAGAAGGTGGAGATGTACCGTGATGAAGTCAAAGAGAAGGGGATTACGTTCAAGCTAAAGGCCCGGGCCCAAGCGGAAGAACTCCTGACAACATCTTGGTTGTTGATACACAGCCCGGAAGTTAGCCCCGCAGTCAAAGCCGACCTCATCAAGTCCACAGTGAAGTGGGCGGGTCTCGAACCGAAAGGCGATGTCACGGCAGAAGGTGGCACCGGTGGCGTACGGATTATGATAAATCTTGGTAACAACCCCAGTGACGCGCGCACCATTGAAGCGTCCACAATCGAGGCCGACGATGCAACTACCATTGAGTATTCAGAATCAGTTCAGTGATACGTACAACGGAGTACCGGCTGTCAGGTTTCGCTCAACAACTGAAGCCAAGAACATGGAAGCGACCCTGCGCGAGCACCGCCAGTCCTATCAAACCAAGATCAATAAGTCCAAGAAAACGGGGCGTGAGTTCATTGTGATGCTGCTCGAACCCGCTCAAGAGGTGCTCAGTGGCGCTTGATATTTCCTACACCCCACCCCCAACTGGTAAGAAGTTCATGGCCAGTGACGCCAAGATGCGCGTCCTGATGGGGCCAGTAGGGTCGGGCAAGTCTGTCACCTGTTCGTTTGAAGTCGTGCGCCGTGCGTCCTTGCAAAACCCTAACGCCAATGGCGTTCGTAGGACACGGGCGGCGATTGTGCGTGAGACCGCGCGTCAGTTGCAGGATACGACGATCAAGACCTTCTTAGATTGGTTCCCACCGGGACAGTGTGGGCAGTATATGCGCACGACCAAAACATATTTTTTCAAAGTCGGTGACGTTGAGTGCGAGATAATGTTCCGTGCACTGGACGATGCCGATGATGTGGCGAACTTGAACTCGTTGGAATTAAGCTTCGCGTGGTTTAACGAGTGCCGTGATATTCACCCAGACATTATGGACGCCATGTCCAAACGTGTAGGGCGTTTCCCGAGTTCCAAAGATGGGGGGCCGACATGGCATGGGATGTGGGGCGACACCAACCCGCCCACGATGGATACGTGGTGGTATTACCAGTTGGAAGGGCTTAGCCCCAAAGATGGTGTGTCACCTAACGACAACGGGTGGGACGTATTTAAACAGCCCTCGGGGCGCAGTGTCTACGCCGAGAACGTGGATAATTTACCCGATGGGTACTACGACATACAGGGTCGCTCAGAAGAATATGTACGTGTCTACATTGACGGTGAGTACGGTCTGTCAAGTAACGGGATGCCGGTTTACAAATACTTCCGGCCGGATTACCACATGGCAAAGGATCGGTTGCGCACCATCGTCAACGGTGTGCGTCCAGTTGTCATCGGGATGGACTTAGGGTTAACCCCAGCAGCGGTCATCGGGCAGCAAGATCCACGGGGGCGCGCGCTCATACTTGACGAGTGTGTGTCGTTTGACATGGGCATCCAGAGGTTTATTCGCACCATGCTCAAGCCGTTGCTCTACGAACGCTTCCCCGGGGCTCCTGTGCTGATTGTTGTTGACCCCTCGGGTGTGCAGCGCGCGCAGACCGATGAGCGCAGCGCGGTGGATATTATCAAGGCTGAGGGGATGCGAGTGTTCCCTGCCAAGACGAACAACGTGTCGGCGCGCATTAACGCGGTCGATGAGTACCTCATGCGCCAAGTCGATGGTGATCCTGCGTTCCTTGTCGATCCGCGCTGCACTCAGCTTAAAGCTGCCATGATGGGTGGATACCGCTACAAACCCAAGGGCGATGGCGACATTGACAAGAACAAACACTCCCACGTAGCGGAAGCATTGCAATACCTAATGTTGCATATAGGCAACGCAAGCGAAGGTAATGCACTTGGGCAGCGCAGAGAGGTTAAAAGAGTTCCTGCTATGGGCTGGACATGATATGATTACTTTGCTGCGTCCCTCCGTGGTGTACTACTCCTTCTCCCAGCAATGGGGGTTTGCCCCTGTTGAGCTTGCTCCGGGGGTTTCTTTTTTGTATTCAACGTGTATACTCCGCGGTAGAACCTTAAAGTAAGTAAGGAGCGACTATGAAAGCAAAAGCCAAAAACGCTAAACCATACACGATCATCTCGCAAAATGAGAAGATGGATACGAGTGGTATGGCAGGAAAGCCGATGGAGTACGGTATGATGGAATACGAATACAAACCTCCACTGATGCCAGTTGCTAAGATGGTGCATGAGTTTTGCGAGAAGGCAAAGTAAATGGCTGGACTATCATTCTTGCGGGTCGTGAGTAACTCGGATCTTGCTAAGCAAGAGAAAGAGACGTCCGACCGTGAACTTCAAGAACGCCAGAATCAACCCGTTATCCTCGGACTCGCAGGGTATTTGCGGCAATGTTGGGATGTCGCCCGTCTATCCAAGCGCCCGATCGAGTACAAGATGCTACGCGCGATGCGCCAGCGCAACGGTGAGTACGACGCCGACAAGCTCCAGCAGATTCGTGGGCAGGGCGGCTCAGAAATTTACATGATGATTACCGAAGTCAAGTGCCGTGCTGCGGAGTCTTGGCTTAGAGACATCTTACTTGACAATGGCTCGCCTCCTTGGGACTTACAAGCAAGTCCTATTCCTGATCTGTCCCCTATGCAGTCGCGCGATATTCAAATGGTGTTCGCTGAGCGTGTGCTCAAGATTGTTGAGGAATTTGGTAAGGCTCCCTCGCAAGAGGAGATGCGTGAGATCAAAGAGATGGTGTCGCAAGACTATCGTTTCTCCGTGATGCAAGAAGCGCAGCTCCGTGCTGACCGCATGAAGATTAAGATCCAAGACCAGTTTGCTCAAGGCGGCTGGGAAGATTCGTTTAACGACTTTATTACTGACCTCGTGACGTTCCCTACGGCCTTTATCAAGGGGCCGATCGTACGTAGACAGCGTACTCTTGGATGGGCAACCGATGCTTCGGGGCGTACCATTGTTGAGCCTGTGGAAAAACTCGGGCCTGAGTACGAGCGCGTTGATCCCTTCCGCATTTACCCCGAGCCGGGCATCACCAATCTTGGCGACGGCTATTTATTTGAACTGCACCGCATGACCCGCATGGAGCTCTCCGATTTGATCGGGGTTCCGGGCTACGACGATGATGCAGTGCGTCAAGTGCTTGAGAACGGTAACGGCACCTCATGGATCAATGAGGATGTAGAACTCCAGAAAGACGAGGAGGAGCGTAAGTACTACGCCTATATGCGCCCAACAACTGAGTTCGATGCCCTTGAGTTTTGGGGTAAAGTCTCAGGTAAGATGCTCATCGAATGGGGTCTGGATGAAGAAGAAGTCCCTGATTCGGCGCGCGAGTACGATGCAAACGTCTGGTTGGTGGGCAACTACGTCATCAAGGCTGTGTTGAACTACGACCCCCTTGGTGAGAAACCATACGCCAAGACATCGTTTATTAAGTGCCCCGGCGCGTTCTGGGGTAAAGGTATACCTGAGATCATCGAAGACCTCCAAAGCGTCTGTAACGCCGCGGCAAGGGCTCTGGTGAACAACATGGGTATCTCCTCTGGCCCACAGGTTGAAGTAAACGTCGAGCGCCTACCTCCCAACGAAGACATCACTACGCTGTCACCTTGGAAGATCTGGCAGACGATTAACGATCCAGTGGGGTCAAGTGCGCCGGCAATTCGCTTTACGCAACCAGACTCACGTGCCAACGAGTTGATGGCTGTGTACGAGAAGTTCAGTCGCTTAGCTGACGATCACTCCGGTATTCCTGCCTATGTCTACGGTGACCTCAACGTACAAGGTGCAGGGCGTACATCGTCTGGCCTGTCCATGTTGATGGGTGCTGCGGGTAAGGGCATCCGGCAAGTCGTTATGCACATTGATACTGATGTGGTCAAACCGATTGTTATGCGTCAGTTCGTATACAACATGAGATACGACGAAGACGAATCCATTAAGGGCGATGTTGTTGTCATGGCCAAGGGCGCGATTAACCTCGCGGTCAAGGAAACAGTCAACGTGCGCCGAATCGAATTCCTTAATGCAACCGCCAACCCCGTGGATATGGAAATCATGGGAGTGGAGGGAAGGGCGAGTATCCTACGGGAGATTGCCAAAGGGTTGCAAATGTCCGTGGACGATGTTGTTCCATCTCGGGAGAAGTCCGGCTACCAAAGTCGTATCCAAGCAATGGCTCAAGCGGTTGCAGCGCAACAAGCTCCGGCTGAGCAGGGTACGCCAACACAGCCAGATGGTTCCCCCAAGGGTGGGCAAGAAGGTAACACGGTCAGCAGTAGAGTCAGTGGGATGGCAGCATGATTAAGCCCGAGCCACGGATCCTCAAAGGACTGGCAATGTCAGTTCGCCAACACCCAGAACTTTTGGAGTGGCTTGATGGTCTCCTCGTGCATGAATTCAAGCGGCTACCCTATGCAATAGAAAATCCGGCAGTGTTTCAGGGGCGCTGCCAGATGCTAGTCGAGCTCATTGAGTTCGCTAAAGAGACCCCTGCCGTAGCGGCAAAGTTATAATGTAACTCGCCGTCTAATCACGCATACCGTTAGGAGCGTTCAACATGGCACTTCCAGAGCAAATTCGCAAACAGACCGCGGCAGTTCAAGAGTTGTATAAGCAACTCAACACGGACGACAACACAGGCACACCGTCAGGTGAGGCCGATGGTACCGTTCCGCCCGTTGAAAATGCTAATACTGCTTCCTATGCCGACGAGAACGCTGACGCGAATAATGCGGCTCCATTACCCACGAGTGAGCAGAAGTCGGGTGATGACAATACGTCAGAAGAAACTATCGTCCAGAAGTATCGGACATTACAAGGTATGTATAACGCTGAAGTTCCGCGGCTGCACCAGCAGAACCGTGAGATGCAACAGCGCGTACAGAGTATGGAACAGTTGCTTGCTTCGCTCTCAGCACAGCAGTCGGCTCCCGCCTCGCAACCTACTCAGGCAGAGAAACTTGTTTCCGAGCGTGATGTTGAGGAGTATGGAGAGTCGCTTGATGTGATGCGCCGGGTGTCGCGCGAGGAGTTAATCCCCGTTGCCCAACGTCTCGGACATATTGAGCAGATGTTGCAGCAGATGCAAACACAGGTTGTGCCGCAAATGCAAGCCGTTGCGCACCGCCAGCAGTTATCATCTGAGCAGCAGTTCTGGGCCGACCTTGCATCCGTGATTCCTAACTACCGTGAAATTAACGGTAATGAGTCGTTTCAATCATGGTTGCTGGAGGCCGATCCACTGACTGGCATTACTCGTCAGACATACCTTGATGACGCACAACGCGGGCTTGATGCACGCCGAGTCGCCAACTTCTTCCGTACTTGGCTTGAGAATACTGGTCAAGCTACCGTTGCTCAATCCACAGGATCGAACTCCCAATCGGAGTTGGAGAGACAGATTACCCCCGGTCGTTCAAGAGGCACCGGAGCACCTGCCAATCCAAACAAGGCTAAGGTATACAGCCCGCAAGACATCGAAAAGTTCTTTAACGATGTTCGAGCAGGTCGTTTCAAAGGCCGCGAGCAAGAGCGAAATCGAATTGAACGCGATATCTTCGCTGCACAGCGTGAGAATCGCATCCAAGTTAACGCGTAATTAGAGGATTTACATCATGTCTTATCCCGTTTCCCCCGGCCGTCCAAATTATAGCGGCAATTTTATTCCTGAAATCTGGTCAGGCAAACTGATCGAGAACTTCTACGACGCCACTGTGCTCGCAGCAATCTCGAACACTGACTACGAAGGCGAGATTCGCCAGTATGGTGACACGGTTAATATCCGCACCACACCCGAAATCACAATTCGTGACTACGTCAAAGGTCAAAGCTTGACTGTAGAAAATCCAGACAAGCCAAAAATCCAGCTCGTTATCGACAAAGGCGAATACTTCGCTTGCGTGGAAGACGATGTGGATAAGGTTCAGTCGGACATCAACCTGATGGATACATGGTCAAAGGACGCTTCCGAGCGTATGAAGATCAAGATCGACCAGCGCGTGTTGACAGACATCCTCCCCGGTATCAGTGCCTTTAACAAGGGCGCAACCGCTGGTGAACAGTCTTTGTCGTTTAACCTCGGTACAACTGGTTCGCCGTTGACTGTTACTAAGGATGGCGCATCGAGCACCACTTCCGTTGTTGACCTTTTGGTTGACCTCGGCACAGTGTTGGATGAGGCTAACGCACCTGAAGGCGACCGCTTCGTAGTTATTCCTGCCAAGATGGCTGGTTTAATTAAGAAGTCTGAGCTCAAGGATGCCGCGCTAACCGGTGACAGTATGTCTATCGTTCGCAATGGTCGTCTCGGTATGGTTGATCGTTTCACCATCTACGTGAGTCATAACCTGAGTGTTTCATCTGGCAAATACAGCATCATCGCTGGCCATAAGATGGGCTTCACGTTTGCTTCACAGATGACAAACATGGAAACCATTCGCTCCGAGTCCACCTTCGGCAACATTATCCGTGGTCTGCAAGTCTACGGTTACAAAGTTGTTAAAGGCGAAGCTCTGGCTCAGGCTGTTATCAGCTTCTAAATGACGGGGGCTTCGGCCCCCTTCGCAACCACATTTAAAGGAAATTAAAATGGCTGCTTATACTGATACTTTAGGTTTTAACAAGGGCACTGCTGCCTTCCCAGCTAATACAACTGAAGTCTCGAAGTTTGAGGTTACGTTGGATTTTGCTGCGATTATCGCTGCGCGTCTTGCTGCTGGTGCTACAGCTTTGGCTGCGACTGATACATTGCAAGTCATTACGTTGCCCGCTGGGTCTGTTATTTTGACTGCTGGTTTGGAAATTACTTCTGTCGAAACAGTTAATACAACAGCTACGTTTGACTTCGGCTTTACTGGCGGCTCTCCTGCTGCTGCTAACGCCTATGCAAATGACTTGGCTTCAAATGCTTTGGCATATGATATTGAGTCACTCGCCAATCCAACGGCTGTTACTTCGGCTGATACGATTGATCTTTTGCTGAATACAGCAGCGCCTACAAATTGCGTGGTGAGAGCCTTCGCAATTGTCGCTAACGTCGGCTAACCCACGGGGGCATTAGCCCCCGTTTCTCAAGGAGAATATTATGGGTGTTTATAGCGGTATTGCCCAAGACAATGTAACGATCAATAGTGGCAAAGCAGTTTTGCAAACGCTGACTGTGACCGGTACATTGACTGCTTCAGGTGGTGTCACTGGTTCGGTTCGTCTTCCTGTTGCAGCAGTTGCTGCCGTAGGGTCTACCCAAGCTAACGCAGCCGCATTATCTGAGGGTCTGAATGTCGTTTCGGCGGCAGACGGTACCAAAGGTGTGCGTCTTCCTACAGCGGTTGCTGGTACAGTTGTGATCGTAAAGAGCACTGCTGCTGCTGCGTTGAAAATCTACCCCGCTACTGGGGCAGCAATTAACGCAGTTACGGCTAATGATGCGTATTCTATCGCCAGCTTGACTAGTACAATGTTGGTCGCTTCATCGACTACGCAATGGTATTCTGTACCACTTGTGGCGTCGTAATGTAAACGGGTAGGGGGCTTCGGCTCCCTATCTATAGGAGGAAAAATGGCCGCTAAGCGTATTCCTGCACTGACTGTATTGACTGGCGCGCAATCTGCAACGGATGACAAAATTGTTATCTTTGATGCAACTGCTGACGCGACAAAAGCAATCACTCGCATTGAGTTGGCTAAGGGTATCGTTGGGGATTTACCATATACTCCTTCAGGAAGTATTTCTGCTACGACTGTCCCTGCGGCAATTGCAGAATTGGGTACTGAAAAACAGCCGGTTGATGCTGGACTAACTTCTATTGCCGGGCTAACTACCGCAGCAAACAAGATGATTTACACCACTGCTGCCGATGTTTATGCAGTAGCTGACTTGACCGCAGCAGGTAGAGCACTACTTGATGACGCAGATATTGCTGCACAACGAGTGACATTGGGTTTAGAAATTGGCGTAAATGTTCAAGCATATGATGTAGATACTGCAAAACTAGATGTTGCACAGACGTTTACTGCGCAACAAACTGTATCTAGTGGTCTTGTACTACAAACAATTTCTGCCGCAAATATTGCTGCTATTGCAAACGCTGTTAATACAACTGGTAAAGCTGCCGGAAAAGTTGTGTATGACACAACTAATTTTCGACTAATGGTGGCTAATGGATCAGCCGCCGCCGATCGGTGGTATGTAGCAGATGGGTCTGCGTTTGTAACACCAGCCTAAGGACTAAACATGGCAACTAACCTAACTGGCAACACGATTGCTGCAACCTACGATCAACTTCTGCACGTAGATGATGGCCCGACTGCAACTGAAAAAACAGTCTACAGCGGCACCGGAGTAGCTACGGCGCTTAAAGTTGGAACAACGTCTGTGTCTGTAGATAACATTCAGCTAAATGGTAATACCATTCAAGCTACAACTGGGAACCTCACGCTTGGTTCAGCTATTGCGTTTGGTAGTGCGAGTAACGCCCGTACGGCACTCGGCCTTGGCACGATGGCTACTCAGAACTCTGGGGCTGTCGCTATCACGGGCGGTACGGTGTCGGGGGTAGCATTTAGTGGTTCGTTTACTGGTATGACATTAGTAGAGTCTGATACATTGGCAACCAGTGCAGCAGCAGCCGGAGTAAATCTCAACGGCAATACGTTAGCCGCAGATGGTACCGATACTAATATCGGCATCAATGTCACGCCCAAGGGTACAGGTGCTGTTACTGTTACGGGTAGCGCAATCATTGCTGCCAACTCTGCAAACGCTGCGTTGCGCGTTACGCAAGTTGGCACAGGCAACGCTATTTTAGTCGAGGATAGTGCAAACCCTGATGCTACGCCGTTTGCGGTTGATGCAAGTGGTAACGTGGGAATCGGTACAACAACACCGGCAGCACCATTGGAAGTTACTGGCACGGCTGCGTCTATGGTTGTAAGAGCAACCGCAGCAGGACAAGGATCGTATGTATTTGCAGCAGCATCTGATTACTTTACAAGTTTTCGGTCTGCAGCTTTAGTGCAACACAACGCATCAGCGGCGGGAACATCACTAGGATTAAGCAATGCGGGATTAGGTGCATTAAATTTTACAAACGGCACTAATGCAGTAATTCAGACAAACGGCTCAAACATATTAAGACTTGGCACATTTGGTGTAACCGCCATTAACATTGCAAATAATCAAGTTCTTTCGCTTGGCGCAGCACCGGGTTCAGAATCCCTGCGTGTCACGCCTGTTGCGAGTGCGGTGAATTATTTAGATGTAGCAGGTGCAGCAACAACAGGCGCACCAGTATTATCAGCCGTAGGCTCAGACACAAACATTGGTATTGCGCTAACGCCCAAGGGTACTGGCGCTGTTACGACTGTCTCTCCTGTGGTGATTGGCAATACAGCAGCCTTAACATCAGTAGGGGGGCTTAACCTTTCCCTACAAGAACATGGATTAACAAGTGCCACAAGCCGTATTGGATTAAATAACTGGGGAAGTGGAAGCTCTATACAGGCGGGGGTTGTATTTGCTAAATCACAAAGTAATGTGATTGGAACACAAGGTATTGTTTCTAGTGGCACTCAATTAGGTGAAATTATTTTTGCAGGCGATGATGGTGCAGCCTTTATTCCTGCCGCAAGTATTCGGTCTTTAGTAAACGGAACGCCGGGTGTTAACGATATGCCGGGTGCTTTAGTATTTTCCACCACCGCAGACGGCGCGGCAGCAGTCACTGAGCGCATGAGAATTAATGCCGCCGGTGAAGCTCTTATTGGCACAGCCTCCTCACCCGGTGTTAACTTAACTATTGCTAAAAACATAACGGGCGCAGCTAGTGCAACTGGGGTTCTGTCTAATGGTCAATTGCAGGTAGACGTAACTTCAACGGCGCAATATTTTAATGCCACTTCAAGTCAAATTGTTGGAGGCGCATTATCTCAATTGCGGCTTTTTGCAGCGGGGCAAGGTACTTTAAGCGGCACAGTAACCAACCAATATGGATTTTGGGCTAGTTCCGGACTAATAGGGGCAACCAATAATTACGGCTTTTACAGCGATATAGCATCAGGCGCAAACCGTTTTAACTTCTACGCTGCGGGTACAGCGGCTAACGTCTTTGTAGGTACAACATCGCTTGGCGGGTTAGTTGGCGCAGAAGCCTTGCGTGCTACGCCTGTTGCGAGTGCAGTGAATTACTTGAATGTCATTGGCGCAGTCACTACAGCTTCACCTGCAATACAAGCGGCGGGATCAGATACCAACATTGACATAACCGTAACACCGAAAGGCACAGGCGAAGTAATCCTACCAAAAGTAAATATTGACAGTGGTGCGATCGACGGTACTACTGTAGGAGTTACTACCCCCGCAGCAGTTAAAGGTACGACAGTTCAAGCAACGACTTCACTTGGGTATCCCACTGGAACTGGCGGCACTGTCACACAGGCAACCAGCCGTACAACGGGTGTTACGCTTAACAAAATTACAGGTCAAATTACCCTTTTTGCGAGTTCCTTAGGAGGGCACGACGCAGACGAATTCACACTGACCAATAGTACTATTGCAGCAGATGATGTCATTATGCTAAGCATAAAATCAGGAGTTGCCGCGCCCACTAGGAAGTATTACCAATTCAATGTTATTGCGGTTGCTGCTGGTTCCTGCGTTATCTCCGTGGGAAATCTTGACAATTCAGCTATTCCATCCGCAGGAACTGAAAGTCCGGTGGTGCAATTTGTTGTTATAAAAGGAGCAATTGCGTAATGGCCAAGACTCCGGCATGGACACGTAAGGAAGGTAAAGACCCTGAAGGCGGATTAAACGCCAAGGGTCGTGCGTCTTACAACAAAGCTAATCCGGGTAAACCCGGACTCAAAGCTCCGCAACCTGAAGGCGGCCCACGTAAAGAGTCGTTCTGTGCCAGAATGGAAGGGATGAAGAAGAAGTTGACTTCCAAGAAGACAGCTAACGATCCCAATAGTCGCATCAACAAAAGCCTTCGGGCATGGAAGTGTTGACATGGCTGAATCCAAACCAAACAATCCTGCCCTCTGGAGTCGTGTGAAGTCAGAGGCTAAGAAAAAGTTTGATGTGTATCCTTCTGCCTACGCTAATGCTTGGGCGGCGAAGACCTATAAAGCCCGAGGTGGTTCGTGGTCGGGTGCTGATAACCGAGTAAAGAAATGAGCAAGGGCGGCTTAGGTAAGTGGTTCGGGGAGAAGTGGGTCGATGTCAAGACCGGCAAACCCTGCGGTCGTTCTGGCGAGGAGAAGTCCAAGCGCGGTTATCCTGCGTGTCGCCCCGAGGCTGCGGCAAAGAAGATGTCTTCCAGTGAAAAGCAGTCGATTACAAGTAAGAAAACTGGGCCGGCTCGACAGTCATGGCCTGTAACTCCCTCCGGTAAAAGGAAAACTAAATGAGCAAGATGTATATCCGCGTTAAGAAAGACGGTTTTATCTATGAATTCAACGAGATCCTTGCTAAGAACGTAGAGTGCGAAGTGGTTGCAGAAGAAGTCGCTTACCCTGAGCGTTTTGTCCCAGCTCATGTTGCGGAGCGTGTCGTCCCTCCAAAAATGCGGGTCGCGCGTAAGGAGCGCAAGGGTGCGCTTGATCTATCAACTGATGACATTCCTGAGATGCCAGCGTATACTCCACCAGAACTGGCCGCTGAGGCTAGTCGCGGGATGCCATAATGACGCCAAACGAAGTCATCACTGAAGTACGTCGTACGATTCAAGATACGCGCGAACCGTATCGCTACAGCGATGCTGTGCTTCTAGGGTTTGTCAATCAGACTCTCAAACGGATGGTGATGCTTCGCCCTGATTTATTCGCCGTGATCGGAGATTTTGCAACGGCGACAGGGTCGGTGCTACAAAACTGCCCCGCAGATTCTACGAGGTTAATTGAAATCTTTCAGGTCAAGAACGGTAACGCCGTGACCGAAGTTAACCGTAGTACGTTAGACCGTACTGCACCCGAATGGTTAAACGAAACCCCCGGCCAGCCTGTCAATTTTATGCGCCATGTGCGCAACGCCAACCGCTTCTTTGTTTATCCAGCTCCCGAAGACGGTGTTGTGCTTGTGGGTGAGTACGCTCAGACCCCGCCTGATTACACAATAGACCAAGAAGTTACATTCCCCACGGACACATATTTCCCCGCTGTCATTGATGGGACGGTGTTCTTGGCCGAGTCTATTGATAACGAACACGTAAACTCAGGGCGCGCTAAGCTGTTCCTAGATGCGTTTGTGCAAGCGCTAGGAGTGAGCCTTCAGTCGCGCACAATCACGGATACGCCCTCAGCGGGCATAAATCCTAAAGAGGTAATCTGATGGCAGACCGCACCTTCGCTTCGCTTGTGCCACGTGTACAGGCTTCCGTGCTTGGATGCCCACACGCGACCATTGTGCAGTACATCCGTGATACGGCAATTCGTACGTGTGAACGCACTCTAGCTTGGCGCTATCAAGTGCCGCTGTTTAATCTGTCGCCCGGGGTGCATGAGTATCTATACAACAAACCTATAGCGACTGATGTTCATGCAGTGTTTGAAGCTCTAGTGAACAAGAGCCCGCTTGAGCGCTTGACACTGGAGAAAGCTATTGAGCTCTATCCGCAGTGGGCTGACTTGTACAGCGGGCAAGATCCTTCTGTACTGTGGAGCTTAACGCCTGCGGTCAGCACGTTTAATACGCCCGAGTTTAACGAAGTGCAATTTAATGAGAACGGTGAGTTTGTATTACCTGATGCCATAGTTGCTGATGGAAGCACCCCGCAGTCGATCTGCCAAATTAGCCCTGACAAATACATCGTGCTGCCACTACCCGATGCTGAGCGGGTATATCAGATGCGGATGTTCGTGGCGCTCAAACCTAAGCGTTCAGCTTCTGGGATGGACGAGGTTATGTTCGATGAGCTAGAAGAAGTCATCATGCACGGCACCCTCCAACATCTTTTAGTATTACCTAACGCAAGCTGGTCGGATCGGGAACTCGCTGCTTATCATTCCAAGCAGTATGTATTCCAGATTTCTGAGCGCCGGGCACGTGCCAATCTTGGTAATATGCGTGGTGCGATGCGCGTACGGATGCAACCTTTCGGAGCATGATATGGCTGTGCAACTTACAAACAATGCTTTCTCGCTCATCCCGCTAGGGGTACAGAGCACGGACACGACTCTAACTGTGTCGGCTGGCGATGGTGCAAAATTTCCTGTCCTCGGAACAGGTGACTTTTTCTACCTTACCCTTGTCAACACAAGCGGTACTTTTGAGATTGTAAAAGTCACAGTCCGGGTCGATAATGTTATGACAATTGAACGTGGCCAGATTGGTACCGTGGCGTTAACTTTCCTACCAAATAGCCGAGCAGAGTTGCGGGTGACTGCCGAAAACGTTTTTATCGCTGCTGGCGATTACTTGTTGTTGTAAGGATACGATATGGGAATCCAACGAAAAAATAATGTCGCAACCACTCTTGCAGCGGCAATTAGCGCGTCTGATGTTGGGATGACTGTTGCTACAGGTACAGGGGTTCAGTTCCCTGCACTTGGCGCTACAGATTATTTTTACGCTACGCTTGAAACTTCGCAAGGCACCCAAGAGATTGTAAAAGTTACAGCTCGCTCCGGCGACAACATGACAATCGTACGTGCGCAAGACGGGTCAACAGCAAACTCATTTGGTATAGGTGCCCGAGTTGCGATGCAGATCAATGTTGCTACTATCACAACATATGATCCCGCAGGTACAGGCGCTGTCACTACAACTGTCCAAAATAAATTGCGCGAGACGGTAAGCGTCAAGGACTTTGGCGCTGTTGGTGATGGTGTAACAGATGATACCGCGGCTATCCAATTAGCATTTACTTACGCATATACGCGTACAAATCCTGCGGTTTATTTCCCTACTGGCACTTATTTAGTCGCATCATCAGCAACGCTTTACCGTCTTTCAAGTGGTATGGAAGTGTACGGCGACGGTATGGACGCAACCATTATTAAATGGAACGCCACTCATCCCGGTTCTACTATTGCTCTTTTTGCAGGGGCTGCGTCGGGCGATATTGATTCAGCAACAATTCGAGATTTAGCCATTCGTGGCAACCACGATACTTCTGGCTATGTTTCAGAAGGTTGCTATCCAATTTTAGTTCTTGCTTGTAATGATTTAAAAATACACCGAGTAAAAGTTACTCATTCTCAAGTAATGGGTATTGTTTCAAGAGGATGTTTTGCTGTTGATGTTGACAGCTGCGTAGTGCAATACTGCGCTAGAGATGGGATTAACACTGCTAACTGTAATTACGTAAAAATCACAAACAATAGAATTGAATTTTGTGATGATGATTCAATTGCTGGGCATACGCAAACTTATGATGTCACTGATCGAGGCTATGTAGTCACAGGAAACATTATTCGTTTTTGTCAGGGCATGAAATTTTTGGGCGCAAGAACAGTAACAATTGTAGGCAACACAATTGAATTTTGTATGGGTCAAGGCATTTCTATTAATACTGATGCGTTAACCTCACCCCTAACTGAAGGTGCTGCGGCGGAACAAGGCGTTGTTATTGTAGGCAACACAATTAAAAATTGTTTTGATCGAGCGTATGTTGACGCCAGAAATTCAGGCGCACCTTACATTACTATTGGCGGCGAGTCAGCTAGACAAGGTAGCTTAGCCGCCATCCCCGGTCGCAATGATGTTAGCACAGGCACTATTATTGATCCATACCCATACTATTGGACGGCTAAAAATTCATCGTCAACCGACCCTATTGCAGACAGTTGCAACGTTTTAATTTCTAACAATGTTCTTGTTCGCGATATGTACCCGACAGCTCATATTAGCGATTATGGATGCGGCGAGTTTTATTTGAGAACAGGCCCTAGCGACCCTGCGGTTGTAGAAGCTGCGTATCTAGAACAAGCAATTCTTGTTGCTGACAGAATTTACAACGTTAAAATATCTAACAACGTTATGTCAGGTTTAGCAAGCGCTTTAAATCTTGCGTTTTCAGCACAATTTTTTAGCTCTGTTTTTGAGAACAATATTGTTTCAGATATGTCGTCTAACGGAATAACTGTAAGCGGCGGTAACACATTAAACCAATCTTTAATTGTAAGAAACAACGTATTTAACTTAGACCCGTTTTTAAAAAGCGCAAACAGAGGGGCTAACGGCACTTTTATTTCCACAGGTGGTGGCCCAACCGGTTTGTTAATTC